AATAACTGTTGTATTAACATAACTTAACTGATTATTTAGTTGTGTTGGTGTTGAATTATATTTATAAAAAGCAATAATTAAAATACAGCAATAAATTAAACATATTATAATAGCAATAGCAACACCAACATATAAATTTGTATTTTCATTCATATATATATATTATAAATTAAATTTTTTTTTAATTTAATAATGGATCAATAATTATAATAACACACCCATTATTAAATTCAGATCCATCATATCCTGGTATTGTATTTATTTGTGTATCATAAATTTTAAGTGAAATCATGGAATTTATTAGCAATCTATTTCTAACCATTACTGCTTCACTATTATTCAAAGTAAGTTCATTATGGTTTTGATTATTAACTGATATTTTAAGATCCATATCAGTTGGTTGAATTATAGTAGCGTTATTAAGATTAGTTTCAAATTTAGGTGGTGTTACTTCTGCAGGTTTGACTAGTGTGAATGTACCAATACCAATACCATTATTATTATTATTTTTATCTATTGTGATTGTCTGGGTTGGGTCTGGTTTTTTAAGTATATCTGAAGGAATACCTACCATTGTTCTTACAGGAGGAACTGCTGTAATATCATTAAATGAAGATGGATTACCAGCTGTTCCAACAGTTATATTATATTTAATGGGAGTAATATGATAATATGTGGATACATTTAAACTTGGCACTATACAATATAAAGATAAACTTTGGGCATAAATACTATTATTGGTGGGATCAGATGGTATTTTTGATATACCACCAGATATTACAATTGATGAAATAATAGTTGGTTTTGTAAATGTTATTGTTGCGTTTTGTTTAAAATAATATATATATTTATTATCAATAATTGTTGGAATAACTGTTGTATTAACATAACCTAACTGATTATGTAGTAGTGTTGGTGTTGGTGTTGGTGTTGATATTGGTGTTGGTGTTGGTGTTGGTGTTGGTGTTGGTGTTGAATTATATTTATAAAAAGCAATAATTAAAATACAGCAATAAATTAAACAAATTACAATCGCAATAGCAAAACCCACATATAAATAATTATTTTCATTCATATATATATATTATAAATTAAATTTTTTTTTAATTTAATAATGGATCAATAATTATAATAACACATCCGTTATTAAATTCAGATCCATCATATCCAGGTAACAAGTTAACTAATTCATCATTAACTATAATTAAGAATCCAGCATTTAATAGTTTAGATTTAATGTGAACCGTTAATCCTTCACTATTATTATATTGTATTAGTTTATTAGATATAGATATATTATTGTTTAACCTCAATAATAGTTTATATTCCTGTGCATTATCTAATTTTGTTCTTAAAGTATAATTTTTTAAATTATCAATCGGTATTAATGTTGATTGTTTAACTTTAAATTTTGGTTGACTATGTGGTAGGGCTGGTAATATTGAATGATTAATATCTTCATAAACTGTACCATTCTTACTATGTGAAGTATATACGGTATTTTTTGGTATAGTTATAACTTCTTCCATTTCAGGATTTATTTCATCAAGAAAATATAATGATACACCTGCAATAGTTCTTACTGGTGGTTTAGAAATAATATCATCAAATTTGGATAATTCACCTGGAGTGCCGACTGTTACATTATATGTATTTGGATTTATGGAATAAAAAAATTTTAAACTTAAACTTGGATAAATTGAATATTTGTGTAAACTTTCAGAATAAATAGTATTATTTGTTAAATCTATTGGTATATTAGAAATACCACCACTAATTATTATTACAGAAATTATTGTTGGTTTACTAAACGAAATTGTGTCACTTTTTTTAAAATAATATATATATTTATTATTAATAATAATTGGATTAACGGATGTTAAAACATAACTTAATTTATTTAAATTATTTAAGTTATTTAATTCTTTATCTTGATATTCTTTTAATTGTGTATATTCAGACATATATAATTTTTTTATATATTCAAGATTTTGATCTTTTAATGCTAAATTAGTTGGCAAAAGTGATATTTCATTTATTCGCAAATTTATTTCTGTTTCTATTTCTGTTTGTGTATATCCATTTATTAATGAATTAGTTGATGTTGGTGTTGATATTGTTGTTGGTGTTGAATTATATTTATAAACATTAATTAAAATATAACAAAAAATTAAACAAATTATAGTAGCAATAGCAAAACCTACATATAAATAATTATTTTCATCCATATATATATGTTTAAAATAAATTTTTAGAAATCTTTTTTAATAATTATATGTGAAAATATACAAGCATTTAATTAATTTATTGGTAAAAAGAAATCAAATTTAGTAAAGCCATACTTTAATATATCTTTGAATAATGATTCTTCTTCAAGTCCAGTAAATGTTATTCTTCCACCATTTTCATTTTGTGTATATTCAGAATTTTCTAATTTAGTTGTATCAAGCATCAAGTCAAAACAACCGGTTCCACCTGGAATAACTCGTCCTAACATAATTCTTGAACTAACTGATTCAACTTGATCAGTTTCATTAAATATGGCTGCATTCAAAAAATGTTCCATTGTTTTTTCAAATGATGCTTTTGCAATTGGATCAGAATCAATTTTACTTAATCCATGACGATCTATTGAAATAATACCACCTGTAAATGTCATCATATCAATTAATACTGACATATGTGAATGATTTATGATAGTAGAACCATCAGCACTAAATGTTTTATTTAATTCATCAATAATTGTTTGTTTAGCTGCTTCAATACCATATAAACGATATATAGTTACTATATCATTACATGATGATATTTTATGATTTATACCTTTAATATATTTTAATTTTTCGAAATTAATACCTTCTGTGTTAATTATATATTCATTTGATATTTCTTGATCTCCGGTATCTTGATTAAATTTTAATTTTTTATATGGAATCATTTCACTTGATTCAATACCTTCAATACCTTTCAAAATAATTTGAGTTAATATAATTTTTAAAAATTCAGTTAATAAATTTAAATTGAATGAAGACATATTAAAACGTATATGTATAATTTGATTATCAATAATATTGTTTGACAAAATAGCACATCTACTTATTTTGCTAAATATATCTTTTTCTAATTTTTTCATATATTTTAAATTTGTAAAATTCTTAATCCAATAATTTATGAATTTTGTTTTTATGTCCAATAAAGTTATTTCCTTATCATGCATTTTAATCATATTCATTTTTAATCTAAATACAAAAGGTAATGAACTTAATTCAGCCTTTTGATTATTAACAAAAAATGGAATTGATACTTTATCATTTATTAATATATCTGATTTAATATCATATATAATTTGTGCACTTGTTATTAAATCTTTGATATTTAAATGTGTTAAATAAGATGATATTTTATTTACTTTTGATCTATCATTACATATATTTTCATTTAAATATATTGTCATTTCTGGAGTTTTAATATTTTTACTATAATGTAAAATTTCTTGTATTCTTGGTACACCCATATTAGTTTTAATTTTTGATGTTAAACCTGCAGAGTGTTTAGTATTTAAAGTATTATGAACAATAATACCTGTATCTGTCATAAATGTTTGATTACCAGGAACAGTAAAATCATATACATATTCGTTTTGATCAATATCATATATTTCTATTTCTTTTATTTCATCCCATATAACATTTGAATTAACTGCTTGATTTAATATATTTAATTCATTTTGAATTTTATTTTTATCTTCATGTGATTCAAATATTTTAATATATTTTTCTAAAGTTCTACGACCAATACTTTCTTTTTTAATCCATCTAGCATAATTGCGACTTTGTCCAGGTAACTTTAATTCTTTTCCACATTTTGCAATTACTTCTCCTAAACCATTAATTTTATCTATTTCATCTGATACATCATGTGCATCATCACGTGTTACATATGCAACTATTTCATCTAATTTTTCTTTATGTAATAATGATCCAATATGTTTTTTATATAATATACCATATCTGGCAGACATTGCCAAGTTATACATATTTGATCCTTTAGTCATGTTGCATTTAATAGAACCAAACATATCAAAATAACTTAACAATAATGCAATATCTTTTATTAATTGTTCACTTCTACTACAAACTCTTATTTGTACACGACTATTATCACATTGAAAGTTTCCATCTCCATCAATATATGATTGAATAAGACCAGCTTTAAATTCATTAGGTGCAGTAAATACAAAGTCACCAACTTTCTTAACAAATGATCCAGTACCACATGTTTTTAATAAAAATTCTGCTAATGGTTTACAATTAAAACTTGTTGTTGTTGAAGGACCATATTCACCTTGATAATTTCTTACTTTACATTCTTTATTAAATCTTTCAGCAAATAATTTTGTATTATTAATAAAGTGTTCAGATATATTTGTTATTTTAATTGTATTTGATTCAATATTACCCTCAGCTAAATATGCACCAATAAACCAGCCAAATAGATAATCTAATTTATAATCAACATCATCAATATTAACATATTCATTAATGAATGTATTATCGATATGTTTAGCTACTGGAATACGCATTCCTTTAGTCAATTGTGAACCAACTATGGGCACTATAGTTTGATCTTTGCGGATTAAGTGGGAATGACTTAATGTTGTTTCGGTAGTTCTTCCACTCTTTGTTGTTACTTTCATAACTTGTCCATTTACTGGATGTCTACTAATATGTGAAATTTTATTCCAATGTGTTTGTTCTTCATGATCAACACCAATAATATAATATTGTTCATTTAATGAAGATAGATCTACTTCAACACTATCATCATGACCTGTATCAAATGTTAATTCCGGATATTTCTTTATTAATTTATCACAAAATTTACCTATTTTTTTTGATAAAAAAGTGATTTTATTATTTTTTATTTTTATTAACTTTATTTGGATGTGTTTACATGCCGACATTTGTGATGTCGGCTCGCCAATAGATTGTGCAGCGATGATACCAACCATTTCTCCAGGTTGAATAATAGCTTTAATAAAACTTAATTTAATATCTTTAATTAAATTTTTAAATTCTGTTTTAGATAAACCATATTCAAATATACATTTTTTTGGATTTAGATAATCATGTAATGAAATTTCAAATAAATATTTATAACATTTATCATCATTTATTAAATTTGTATGTTTATCTTTCTTTAATCCACATAATAATTGTAAATCATCACAATCTAATAATTCTTCAATATCATTTAATATTTCATTTGGATCTAATTCTGTATTAACTTTATTTCTTGAATAATCTTGTGTTAATCTAAAAAGATTAACGGGTAACATATATTTTTCTTTTAATGTTCTATAATCATTATTAAAAATTGCCTGAATGGTTCTTAATTTATCTCTATAATTTTTAATTTTTTCAAAATATGTTTTATTAAATTTACTATAATCTTTATTTAATTTTTTCATTTCATCCTTTGTAAATATAAAATTATCTTCTAATTCTTTATTATTCATTGTTATTAATTTAATTTGTAATTCAGTTTGTGATGATTGTTCAATTCCACTATCACCATATACATATTGAACTATCATATTTTTAGCATTTCTATTTGTTAAATCATATTTAATCGATAAGTCTTCTAATGATTTAATTAATTGACGTTGAATATAACCAGTACTTGCCGTATCACGAACTTGTAATCCATTTGCTAATCCAAAATTAAATGTATTTGGAATTGTCAAGTCATATACTTTTTGATGTTTAGTTATATCAATTAATCTAATTTGAATAATTTCATCTAATATAACATTATTTATTTTAGTACTCTTATTAAAGGTGTATTTTTTTTTTAATAATTTAATTCTATTTTTACATGTAAATGTATTAGAAAATATATCAAGAAATAATTTTAAATGTTCATTACGTATTATTAAGGTATCGTTATGAACTATATCACAATATATTCCAAAGTATGATAATAATAATATTATTTTATTTTTATTGTTTACATCAATAATTATATATTCATCTTCAAATGTAATATATTCATTAAGATATATACTTAATATTCCATATATAAAATCATGTGGTGCATTTAATATTGTATTTGGTATATCATAATTATTTAATTCTGATAAATATAAAATCATATTTATATCATTTAAAATCCAACATTCTAATATATTATCATAATTAAAATTTAAATCATTATGTAAATAGTTATGTAAATAATCATAATGATAAAAATTTGCATCTATCAATTCAATATTATTATTTATTATTTCTAAATTATACGTTAAATATAAACCCAATAATATTCCAAGTTTTTTATCCAATAATATATCAGTTCCATTTGGTAATTTATAATATTTATTAATTGTAGGTGGTTCACATAGTTTTTCTGTAACTGGAACATAATCACCTAATTTAATTTCAGGTGTTAATTTTTCTCTGAATTCATTAATTTCTTTATTCCATATTAATAATGATTTAGATTCAGTAACAGTTACATTACGTCCTCCACGTGTAATTATTTCATATAATTGTTCACCAGGATCATGACGTGTTACAGCAACTATATTACCCCATGTAACATTACCTTTATAATCAGTAGTTGGAATATAAATATTATCTACATTCAATAATTCCAATTGTCTTTCTTCGTGATGTTCAATATTTAATTTATTAATATCAAGTAAATTATCAATCCATTTACCTATTTCAGTAATTTTAGGTTCATTATTTTCAATAATAATAATTGGTGTTTCCCAAGTTACCGATTTAATGGCAGTTGAAATTAATCCTTCACGTCCTGCAATAGCATCCCAAAAATATTCATAATCGGTTAAACCTTTTGTATATGAATTTCTAATAAATCCTAATGCTTTAGGTGAATCATCATCTTTATGAAATACTGGTAAAGTTCTACCTTCAATTTTCTTTTTAATTCTACAACCCTCAACAGATTTTTGACCAATACATCCCATAATACCAGTAATATTCATAATATTGCCTTTTGATCCGGAATCAATACATATAAAAAAGTCATTATCGACAGTTAATGTTTTATGAATTATATTTCCAAGATCAGGTCCAAATGAATTTAATGTTTGATATAATTTATATTCAATCATATCTGGATCAAATTGTTCAATATCATTTTCATATTGTGTTAATGTTACTTCATATTCTAAAAATTTTTGATCAATTAATAACTGAATTTGATCATCTAATTTTTTATCTATAATACAATCTTTAATACCAACAGTAAAACCATGATAATTTAAATAAGCTAATGCTAAACGTTGTACATCATCAATAAATCGTCTTGTTTTATCGGGACCAAATTTATCCCAAATAAAATGAATAATTGAGTTTTTAACTTTTGATAATGTTTTTTTATTTAATACACCAGTTATTAATTGACCATCAATAATTTCTATTTCTTTTTTACCATTTTTAATAACAGTATTATTAATACCCTTTGGTATTATATATGAAAATATTTCATGACCTGTATAATATTTATCTTTTTCTATTTCATATTTATTATCGGATGTAGTACAACATAAAAAGTTTGCTACTTCACTTCCAATAATTTTAGTATTTAATTTAGTTAACAAATAACAACCAGATAATGCATCTTGTACACATCCAATAATTGGATTTGAATCTTTTGCACCAATAATCTGATATTTAACATTTGCTATACGTTTTAATTCATTTCTGGCTTGCACTGACTGAGCCAGATGTACATTCATTTCGTCTCCCGGCGAATAATCTTCATACTTTCATATGAAGCCGGACTGTATCTTAAGCCACATCAGGATGATTAGTCCATCATTTATGACCAACAACCGTTCAGTCTCTGAATGCCTACCATACTCTATCATAACGTTAAATTCAAGCATAACTTAAATTTAAAGCTTAGAAAAAAAATAAATTTTTTCTTTTACGAGATTAGATAGTAACACTGCGGATTGTCAATTACCCTTAAATTTCAATTTCACCATAAGTTTGCTTTGTTAAAGCTAACCATGCCATTGCTTTTTCTAATTTTTGAACATCTGAATCTTGACTACTAAAAAATGCTTTATTGTATAAAATAGAATTAATTTTAATTTGAGCAAATAAACCAGTTTTTCGTTTATATATATTTGGTGGTAAACCTGAAGTCTCTTCAGTTCTTCTTAATCCACCACCAATTGCTCTCATTTTATTAGATTCTATTTTTTTCATTTCATATTCTTTCTTATGTATACTATCTTCTGGTTTACTATCACCAATAAGAAAATTATACCCAACATCATCTTTATAAGTTTGCAATTCTCTTATATAATGTTCTTCACGTAAATTCAAATCTTCTTTAATACAAACCTCTAAAGTTTCAGTCTTAAAATTTTCAAATCCAAATTCACGTATATCATTATATAATAAAGGTATTTCATTACTACCTTTTTTTGCATTAGATAAATGTCTTTTAAAACGTCCTGTTGCACCATGTTTATAATTAGGTGTTCTAGCATGTTTTACAAAAGAATATGCTTTTCCAACATATTTTTTATTATTCACAATGTTTGTTATTAGATAAATTACTCCTGTATTTGTTGTTTCTTCCATTATATAGAATAGTAATAAATATTTAAATAATTTATTAGCAATTTTTTAAATCAGAATTTAAAAGATATCATATTCATTTTTACTATACCTCCGATCATTATCCGGAGCCATTTAATTATTTCTAATTAAACTTAGTAGAATATGCTTTACGAGTTTCCCGCAACAAGTTGTTTTGCCTAAAAATATTATTTTTAGACTAGAGGGTAACAAGCTTTTCACTCCCCCTGTTTTTGACAGTGATGGATGTAGATGATAACATCTAACATTTTTGTTTATCAAAATCGGCATTGTAGGGCGAGCATGCAGAAACATTTACCCTAAAAGTATGAATATCATCCCTATCCAATACGTGTATTTTATGTCCCATCATTGATGGTTTATGTAATGTAGGTTGTCTATTAAATAATACATAATCGCCATTAACAGAATGTCTTGCAACTGTATCTCCAATGTTTAATTTAATAGTTTTTTTTCTATATTTCAAATCAATATTTTGAATAATATAATCACCATCTTTATAAATTTTACGATATACAAAATTTGCACCTGGATAAACATCTCTACCATTACGTACTAATTTTGTTAAATGTATTTTATTATATGGTGTAACTTCTTCAGGAATTGTTAATTCCATTGCCATTTTTTTTGGTATACCCACTTGATCTATATCAATGTATGGATCTGATGTAATCACTGTACGACCGCTAAAATCTACTCTTTTTCCCATGAGATTACTACGGACCCGACCTTCTTTACCTTTAATACGTTCAGAAATTGATTTAATTGGTTTATTACCAGTTCTAAATTCAGATTTGGGAACAGTAATATTATCATTATCAAAATAAACAATAATATGATATTGTAATAAATTACTTATATCTTGATTATATGTTGATAATTCATTATTAACTATTTCTTTTTCTAATTGTGTTCTAACTCTTTTATTTGCATTAATTATATCAGCAATTTTTAATGTTATTGAATCTTCCATTGTTGATGCTTGCATAAAATCAATTTTAGCAGTAGGACGAATAATTACTGGTGGAATTGGAAATTTTTCGATAATTAAATCTTCAGGTCTAGCAATTTTAGGATTAAACCCAAGTAAATAACAATCAATATCTGATAAATTTTTTAAAATATTATAACAATCTCTTGGTTTTAATATTTGTGTTATTTTTTTTACAGACTCATTTATTTCACCTGTTTTTTCATCAACAGTTTGTATTCCAATATCTCTTTCTAATATTAACCTTAAAGATGCAGTACTTTCTTTTTCTTCTTTTTTAATTTTACCAACAGGATTACCACATGTATAACAATATCCTGTATTTTTTACAAGATTTTTAATATCTTTATATCTAATTTCAGGTTTCTTATTTAATAATCTTTTTAATGCTATATCTGTTTTTTCAACTAATAATTTTGAACATTGTAAACATATACAACTTAATACTGACTTTAAATGTGAAAAAAATCCATAATGAAAAACAGGTTCTGCTAATTCAGTATGACCAAAATGTCCAGGACAATTTTCAGTATTTAATCCACATGTTGTACAATTTAAATATATATCACATGTCCCAAGACGAAGATCAACTAATCCTCCTTTCTTGGGTTCATAATTTTCATATGATTCAGGTAAATTAATACCAAATGGATCATTACTAACTGAAGAATATGACTTCACTTCTTTATTTGTAAAAACACAAAATTTAATTTTATTAATTTTTTTTACATCTTCTGTATAAAATTTCGGATCTATAGACATTTCTTAACTTATATTGATATAAATCTTTATATATTTAATTATCAAATTTTTTTAACTAAAAATTAATTAAGTTTTTATTGAAATATTTTTTCGTTTTTAAATTAATGGTAGAAAAGTTAACTAAAAATTTACTTAATCGTATTATAACCGAAATTAAAAAAGAAGAAAACCAAAAGAAAATTGAAATTGAAATATTGGATCCAATTTTATTTAATTTTTTAAATAAAATTTATCCGTATTTTAAATTTATTTTTATAATATTTATGTTAAACTTTATTCTTGTTTTAACAATTTTTATTTTATTGATTTATGTTAATAAAAATTCAATAATTATCAGTTCACATTCATCACTTAGATAATTAAAAAAAATATAATATAACATTATATAATGATTGTTATTCCTATTAATTTAATTTTAAAACTATTTATAATTTTTATTGTTCTATTTAGTGTAATTAAAATAATCCCAACAGAAAATATTTTAAATAAAGATTTAATTTTAATTGTTTCTATAAATTTAATTGTTTTTTTTATTTTACAAAAAATATTTAATTAAAAAATTTTATTATATCAATAATAGTATAATGAATTCAAACGATATTAATATTCGTAATCTCTTTATTAGTTTATTTAAAGACTCAAATTCCAATGATCCAGAAATACGTTATTTACTTGAAACAAATAATATTGAAACATACAAAATGTTTATTCAAATTAATAAATATTTTCATCAATATTATTCTAATTCAGATATCAAAACTATTTACCATAAAAATAATATCATTACTAATATGAATGATCCTAATTTTTCTTCATTAAATAATAAATTAACACCAGATAGTATATTAAATAATATAACTGAAATGATGACTGATATAATAAATAATAATCCATTTACAGACACATATGCAACATTTACATCAAGTTCATCAGCACCATATTCTTCATCATCATCAGTACCATCATATTCATCAAGTTCATCAGCACCATATTCTTCATCATCATCAGTACCACCATATTCATCAAGTTCATCAGCACCATATTCATCATCATCTGTACCACCATATTCATCGTCTTCATCAGTACCACCATATTCATCAAGTTCATCTTTACCACCATATTCATCATCTTCATCAGTACCACCATATTCATCATCTTCATCATCTGCACCATATTCATCAAGTTCATCTTTACCGCCATATTCATCAAGTTCATCAACACCACCATATTCATCATCTTCATCAAAACCATATTCATTATCATCATCTTCAACACCACCATATTCATCAAGTTCATCAGCACCCCCACATTCTTCGTCTTCATTACCACCACATTTTTCAGCAGTAAATCCATGTGACGAAAAAATAAATAAATTAGAAAATCAAATACAAACAATAAATAATAATTATGTGAATACATTATTTGATATATTATTAAATAATCAAACAATAACACAAACTGAAATAAATAATATAAAATTACAATTACAAAAAGGAAATACAGATTATGGCACAATTGTATCATATTTAGAAAATAAAATAAATATATCAAAACATTTATTTACTCCATCAAATACAGATAATACTTTTAAAAATAATAATAATTTAGATAATATATTAAATAATAAATGGTTTGTTCCATTACCAAGACCACCAATATGTATATCTGATAATCCAATTGTCGTAAAACAAAATGACAATTATTCAAATACATATTCAAATTTTTAATCATCCATTAATTTATTGTATTTTAAATATTGATTATATAATGTTGGCATATATTTACAGCCATTAAATTTAATATTATACCAAATTTTTGATAATTTTAAAGCATCTTTCCATTTAATATTATTATTTTCAAGAATTTTAATAAATTTTATTCGTTGGTTAAATCTTTTATTTGATTCGTAATTATATTGAACAAACGATTCATTATTATTTAAATATTTAATGGTTTTTTCCTCATCCATATATTAAAATATATGAATTAAATATTTAAATAACAATTTTTTCTAATAAATATTAATGAAAAATATTGTGATATTTATTTTATTGTTAATTATATTTATTATTTTATTCACACATAATGAAAATTTTGATGAGACTAAAATTAAAACTAAAGAATTTGCAAATAATACAATATTAGAGTTTAATTATAAACAATATAAACAATATTTATATAAATATTTTAAAAAAATAAACATTAAAAATCTAAAAAAAATTCCAGTAAGTAAGGATGGTAAAATTTTTTGTTCAGTTGCATCATATAGAGATAAAGAATGTCCATTAACTGTAACAGATATGATAAATAAAGCAGCATATCCACATAATTTAGTTATATGTATATGTCAACAAAATGATTTAAAAGATATTTCATGCTTTGATACATATGATTTAAAAGGTGCAACAATAAAAAAAATAATATTAACTGATAAAGAAGCACGTGGTCCTTGTTGGGCACGATTTTTAATACAACAAGAATGGACAGGAGAACAATATTTTTTACAGACTGATTCACATATGAGATTTCAACAAGATTGGGATAAATTATGTATTGATGATCTTAATGTATTACCTGAAAAATCATGTTTAACAAATTATAATTCTAATTATAATTTAGAAACTGGATTACCAGATGAAATAAATCAATTACGTGGACCATTAAAAATTGTTAATAAAGAAACAGATGAACATGATGGATTTTTTAGAGTTAATTCTGAATATATTACAAATACTGATAAGCCAATACTTGCATATGGATGGGGTGCATGTTTTAGTTTTTCAAATAGTAAAATTTTACATGATGCTGAATACGATCCATATACACCTTTTTTATTTTTTGGCGAAGAGATGGATATAATGGCAAGAATGATCACACATGGATGGTTAGTATATTGTCCAACACAACCCATAGTATGGACAAGTTTTGATCGAAGTTATAGACCGACTTTTTGGTCTAATCCAGATCAAGGACCATGTGAATTTTTATCACGATTAAGATTATATTATAGATTTAGATATTTAGATGATATACCAAATGAATTAAAAATAGGTTTTAGTGATTATGATTTAGGGACATTTTGTACATATCAAGAATTTTTAACATTTTGTTTAGATGAATTAACAATTGAAGAATTTCATAAAATGATAAATAAAAAATAATTAATTTTATTTTTCGTATATCATTTTATAACTAGGTTTATTATTATACATAAATTCATTTACAATATTAAAATTACATGCTTGATAACATCTTACTGCAGGTATATTATCTTTATAAACAACTAATTTATAAAGTTTAATTTTTTTTATTTTTTTATTCGTTAATTCAATTATGTGTTTTACCGTTTTTTGACAAACTTTATTACCCCTATAATTTTCATTAACATACACCATATATATAAGACCTTCAATTATATTATTATTATTATCAATTTGTATTTTTGCAATTGATATAATGTCATCTTCGTTACATGTAAAATAATAATATGTTTTAATTATAATTTCAGAATATTCAGTTTTATCAATATATATAATAGCTTCTTTTTTTAAATTTAAATAATTAAATTCATATCCTCTAGCTTTAGTAATAATTTTATTGTATGTATCTTTTAGTTTTGTATTTTTTAAAAAAAGTTTATTTAAATTATTAAAATCACCATAAAAAAAATAATAATTTTCCATTAATATATACAAGTATATATTAATAATTTAGTCACATAATAAATAACAGTAATACATAATAAATAACAGTACATAATAAATCAGTGAACATACATAATAACAGTATCATATAATAAATATACATTGTTTATACATTATTAAATTTTATAAAGTTCAATTTTATCAATAATTGAATCAATAATTTGATTATAATATGCAATATTATTTGTTGTAATATTAATTCCATTAATTAGCAAATTAATTTTTGAATCTAATTCATTAATTAGATTAATATTTTGATTATTATGATATTTTTGAAGTTTTAAATAGCATAATATTATTGTTGCTTTTTCAATAAACGGTTTTGATTTTATTGTTTTTAAATCATATGGTTGAACCACAGTTTCACTTTTTTTTTTACATGTTATTTCTTCAGAAAAAGCTTCACTTTTATTTTTACATGTTATTTTTTCAGAAAAAGCTTCACTTTTATCTTTACATGTTATTTCTTCAGAAAAAGCTTCACATTTATCTTTACATGTTATTTCTTCAGAAAAAGCTTCACTTTTATCTTTACATGTTATTTCTTCAGAAAAAGCTTCACTTTTTTTTTTACATGAGTTGTTTATTGTTTCGGTTTGTTTTTGTGATTTTACAAAAAAACGTCCGAATCTTTCATTAAATAATTGTAACATTATAATTATTATTTAGATAGTAAATTTTACTTTTTACTAAATGTATGTATAAAATATTTCAATTTTTTATATATTATTTCCATGCTAATGCACCCATACCAGACATAATTCGTATAATATTATATTCTTTAACTATATTTACCATAATATATTGTTCGTTTAATACATTTTCATCTGACGTTACATTTAATATAATATTATTAAATTTACTAAAATTTAAATGACCACTTGGTTGATTATCTGTCGGAAATAAAGAATACGTATAACAATAATATCCAATAGGTGGAGAATTTAAAAATTTAGTATATGGTATAACACTATTCCAATAAGTTTGATTATAATCTGGGACAAAATCAATACCATTTGATTGTATATTTAAATATTTTACTGGACTATATTCTGTTATATGTTGTTGATTTAAATGTATATTAATCAAGTATAATTTTAATTTATAAATTTGATTATTAAATGTATATTTATCCAACATAAATAATAAAAAATTTAAATTATATTTCATAAAAAATGGATCAGTTTTAAATAATTTAATACGTGATGATTGATTTATATTTAAAATTTCAGTATTATTATTTCTTATAATTTGAAAATCATTTAAATACGATATATTGTTTTCAGTAATAATATTATCAATTAAAAATTGATTATATAAATTTAATGTTGTTAAATAATATTGATATTTATTATCATAATTATATGTTATTGATTGATATGCTGTTGTATTTGGATGTAATATTGGTTTAGATATCCAAAAAATATCTTTAATAAGATTATTATATCTTAAATTAATAATTTGATTTTGTTTAAAAATTAGTGTTTGGGGGCAAATAATAAATCTTTCAATAATATATTCATGTCTATTTTGTCCAAATAATAATCTTTCTTCCGTATCTAATAATATTGTATCTAAACAAATTTGTATATTAATAATTGGTTTAACTGAAAATGTAGTTTTTGTCAAGTTATTTTCTAATATTTTATCTAAACTGTTTATTTTATATTTAAAATTTAAATCAATATAAGGCATTGCTATTAATGGAATTCCTAAATTTGATAAATTATAAAACCAAAATGTTAATGGAAAATTAAATTCCCATCCGTTATTATTATAACGAATTTTTATTATATTGTTAATTTGTTTTCTTTTTTCATCATCAAAATAAAAATAATACATTATATTAAATGTATCTTCATTTAATGTTTCAATTAATTGATCACCAAAATATAAACTTAATGAATCAAATATTTTTAATACATTAAATATTGGTTTTGAATTAATTATATTAGTAGTAGTTGATACAACAGTTTCAATATTATTTTTAATATTATATGTATTTTCTGTCATATTAAAATTTCTTGGATTAAATATATTATTAAGAGTAACTGGGGCTTCGATTGAATTCATATAATATCTTGCATGATTTATTTGATTAGAAAAATCAAAACTATTTGTATTTTCATCAACAAAAATATAAAAACTATTAATATTATCTTGATAAAAAAAATTACCATGTTGATATGAATTTTGATAAAAAGATATTGAGTTAACATTTACTGTAATATTATTTATCTGTAATTTATAAAAATAATTAACATTTAATTTAATATTTGATGCCACAATTAATTCTGTATTTGAATTATATAATAATAATTTTACGTTATAAATAGTATCTGCAATTAAATTAATATCTAATGTATTAATTATATTGGTAGCATTATATAGTTGTATTTTATATAAATATGATCCTATATTATTACCATATTGATCTAACGGTAAAAAATAAACATTATTTATATTTTGAATATTATTTATTAATTTAATATTAGCAACTCTATTTAATGATGGTTTATATATTTGACTATCTGATAAATAATATTGATATAAATTAAATGGTTGAATTATATTTGATATATCGGATATTTCTGTATTAATTATTAATTTATTTCCATCAATATATATATTATTATTTTGTATAAGTATATCTGAATTTATATAGTATTCATATTTATCACTATTATTTAATACTAATAATAATGGGTAATCTGCAATAATTAATGAATTATTAAATGTAATATTACTTAATGTAAATGTATTTTTTATAAAAAATTTAGTATTTATTAATTCAGTTTGGGTATAGTTTATATTTAATATAAATTGAATAAAATTTTGAACTGGCGAATTATTTATATCTGCCATAATATTGCCACTAATACTATAAATAAATATTTCTGAATTTGATTGTAATGGATATGTTTCATTTGTATAATATAAAAATTTATCGTTAATAATTATATTTATTACTT